GCCCCGAGGTCTCAAACCGCTGGAGCTGGAGCCCGATCAACGCCTTGGCCTGATCCGCCGCACCTGCTCGCACAAGGTTCCCGATGCCCTTGTTCAGGCTGTCGGGATCATCAAAATTGATTCCCTGAAGCGCGGACGCGGCGCGCACGGCCTGACCCGTCTGGACACCTTGAAGCGCGGCGGCGGTGTAATCCTGCGGTACGGGTGCGGCGCCCCAATCGACGCTGATGTCGGCCATCAGGTGTCCTGACCCGTGTCAGGAAATCCGCCCGCGAAAAAGTTGCCAAGTCCCGAAAGAGCGCTCGCCCCCGTATTTCCGAACGAAGACAGCGCCGAAACACCCCCCTTGATCGCGTTGTTGATTGAGTTCGCCCCGTAAATATCGGAGGAACCCTGAACCCCGGCCGCCGCCAACAGGTTGTTTCCCTGCGCCTGGGCGTTCTGATTCGAGAGTCCCCCGAGCGTTCCGGCCGCCCCAATGCCCTGGCCGACGCCGGTGGAAAGCAGCCCCTCATACCCTTGCAGCGCGGACCCGGCTTGGCCCTGGGCATAGTTGTTCAGCGCCTTGGCCGTCGCGCCCGACCCGTAGGCCGGCGCATTCGCCGTCTCAATCGCGTTTTCGCCCTGCCCAAGTTGAAAATTATAATTCGTGCTGTTCAGGTAATTGTCGAACGCATTGCGCGACGCCGTTGGATCGCCGCCCACTCCCAGAAGCCCTTCAAGGGCGCTGTTGTAGGTCTGTCCGGTGTTGACGAACGGCTGGAGGTTGTTGTTTGTCGTGGTCTGGACGCCGGACAGGATGCTGTTGGCCTGTTTCGCCGCATTGTTCGCCGCCGCCGCCGCATTTCCGGCCGCATTGGAGCCGATCACGCCGCTGGCGATGGACCCGCCGAGGGAAAGGGCGCCCGTGATACCGACCGGCATGAGGACATCATCCTGTTGAGAGTGATGCGCCTTGCGCGTAGGCGTGGAGCACACTCGCACGGCCGTCCCGCACCTGTATCACCGCGTCCCCGGTATCGACAAGAGGCGGGTTCGCGGAGAGCAAGGTCGCTTGGTAATATCCGGCCACGATCGCCCACCGGTTGTAGAGCCCCACGGCCTTGACGCAATTTCCCGCCAGACACCCCATCACCGTCGCGCCCACCCACTGGTCATGCACTCCGTCGTGAGCGTGGTTCGCCAGGCCGTGGAGCCGGCCGATCTCCTCATGGAACGCCTGCCCGACGCGGCGCGCGTCGCTGTGGCCACTGACGACCCAATCGGCATAAACGAGGGACTTGAACTGCGATCCGACCCGCTCGCCCATCAGGGGAAAATGCTTCTCCTTGCGGAAAGTCGAACGAAATCCCGCCAGTTGGCTAAGGCCCTCCGCCCGCTGATTGCCATCGGGAATCTGCGTGACGATCTCCACGGCGTCCGTCTCGACGAACATGCATTGAAACCCCTTTCGCATCAGGGAAGCCATCGGCCTTCCCCGTGCGTCCGGAAGGGCCATCGAATGCGCCACGTAGAGCCCGGCCGCGAGTTTGACGACCAGATAGCCGCCGTCTTCCTTATCCGTCAGGAACGCGAAATTGTCGGGGTTACGCGTAACCGACGTGAGGTCGATGTCGATTCGTGGATCTTCCATGCCGATCCACGGCCGCACCTCTGGGTGGTTGGCGATCCGGTTGAAGGCGTCCGCGTTCATCGTCCTCATGACGTCACCAGCCAGCTCACGTTGACATTCACCACAGACCCCGCATCGGCCTTTCCCTCCAGCATTTGACCCTGAATGAGCGACTGCCCGACAATTGGAAGCGCCGCGGTAACGCCACCACTGATCACCATGGCGTCGGCGCCTATGATGTTCGCCGTTCCCGCCGAGCCACCCGAGGACACGCGATACAGCGTCAGATTGTGCGATGCAGAATCGACGTTAGTTGCGGTCGCCTGAATAAACGTGAGCGCCGCGTTCGACGGCGAATTGACGATGATCGTCGCCGCGCTTCCGACCTGAATGTCCGCGTTGCCCTGGTTTATCGCCATGTCTCAATGCCTCCCGAGCGCCACGAAAGCCGCGATGGTTGCGTTTGATAGCGCGGCGATCGTGCTGATTTCAAACGCCGTCAGGTCGGACCTGACGGCGCCAATTTGCCCGAGCGCCACCAAAGTCGATTCCTGGGCTACGCTCGCCGCCGCAAGGGCCTGCGCGGCCGATGTGACGGCCTGTGAAGCCTGTGCCTGCGCCACGGCTATGTCAGCCGCCAACGCCGCGATTTCGGCCGCCAGCGAGGACAAATCGACGCCGCCCGACGACAGGCCGGTCAGGTAAATTCTCCACGGCAGCGACAGGGTTCCGTCGCCGTTCAAAACCGCAACCCGCGCGTTCGGAATCATGCCGCTGGCCATCAGCGCCTCGGCGGGTTGATGGTGGCGCTCTCCAGCGTCACATTCACGGCGTCGGAAATGGCGAATTCAAACTCCCGGCCTGGCTGTTTGATCAGCCCCAGGCTGTGCCAACTCGCCTTCCACCGATAGCCGCCGATCTGGCCAAGCGCCCCTTGCGTCCAGGTGGTCCACGTTCGCCCCCCGTCCTCGCTCCAGCGCATCTGGATCAGTGGATCGGGAACCACGGAGGTGGCGACACCCCGCACCATCTGGATCGCCAGGTTGTTCGCCCGCTCGACCCCTTCCTCAATCCACCGGGCGCCGGCGATGACAACACGGATTGGCACGCCATCATCGCTGTGGTTGGTCTCATCAATCAGAAACAGCCGCCCATCGTTCCACGAGCCCGCCCACAAGGCGTCGCCCTGGCCGGAGCATGTCCCCGATTGCCAGATTTGCGGTTCGGCCTGGGCCGTGGTCTGCGTTCCCCACTGAAACCACTGCTTGGTCTGGGCGTCATAGGCAAAGGACAGCGAAAGCGCCGGAAGGTTGATCACATAGAAGACGTGCCCCTCGATGCCGAATGAGAGGGCCGTCACCGAGGCGATGTCGCCCTGATTCGCTTCGGCCTTCAGCCGATCTTCGATGAACGAAGTCGAAATCCGCTGCGGCACCGTTCCCGTCCGGTACACCACATAGTCGTCCCCAAGCCAGAACAGGGAATTGTCCAGCAGGCACACCGACCCCTGGGCCGAGCAGCCTCGCGCATAGGTCCGGCCCGCCTGTTCCGCGAACGGCGCGGTCAGATTACCCGTAAAATCCCAGATTTCCACGGTGTCGGTTTTGAAAAAATAGAGTTCCTCCCCCAGGACCGCCACTTCGACAATGGGGGTTGGAGACACTTGCGCGTTGGAAAAATTGGCCGCGTTTATGACCGTTGGGTTTCCCACGTTGGAAAAAAAGAACTGGTTTGAATTGACGACCGGATATACCCAAATGTTGTAAAGAACAGCCTGACCGCTAAACGGCGGGAGAAGCGAATACCCGTCGTCAAAATACGAAACCGTTTCCAGTGACGCGCCATTGTAAGAATAGAGCGCCCCGCCGACGACAAGGGTCAGAAAGGTCTGGGCGGCGGCGAACCGGGGCGCGAGGGAATAGGCCACCGTTCCAAGGTTGGTGTTTCCCATGTAGAGGGAGCCGCCCGAGACGGCGAAGGGCTGGCTGTTGAACAGGCCGGGTTTCTGAAACACCCGGAGAATCGGACCGGCGCCGAGCGTATATTGCTTCGTTAGCCCAGGCCGGGAGGTTCGCACGGCTTTGGTCGGACCTCCCGGCGAGGCTTCGAGATAGGCATTGACGAACCGGACAGGGGGAAGCTCCAGGCGCGGGCGACCCAGATGCCCCTGTGTAAGCGCGATGTCCGGCATGGGGGCCGATCAGGTGACGACGTAATCCACCAGCAGCGTGCCCGAGCCGGTTCCCGTGGGCGTGCCCTGCGCCAGGGTGAACACGAAGGCGCTGGACGCGGGAGCGGACAGGAAGACCGAGGCCGCCGCGGTGGACGCCACGGAAGGCGGATAGAGCAACACCACACCGCCGTTCTTGACCGAGGTCGCCGCGACATAGGACGCATCACCCGACGCCGATCCGATCTCGCCCGATACCGTGGCGCCGGTGAATGCGGTCGTGGTGGCGAACTTGATGCTGTCCACCACCGCGCCGGCCGGGACGGTAATGTTGAACGCCGTGGCGGCGGCGGACACGGCCTGGACCGGGATCTTCAACTGCGCCACGTAGCCGTTGATCGTCGTGACGGCCGATCCCCCGCTGATCGACGCGCCGCTTGGAAAGGCCGCTGCCGGAAAGGTGGGCGAGTTCGGGTTGAACGGGGACGCGGGTGGCCCAACGAAGCCGTCCGCCGCGACGAACGATGTCGGTTCGTTGGTGTTGCCGTTCTGGTTGCCGCTGAAGTTGGAAAATGCCTGGGCGCCCATCAGTATTTACCCTTTCGGTCGGTCAGGCCGGGAACCTTGACGGCTCCGGTGCGAGACGCGGGATAGCCACCAAGATCCACGACGGACGGAAAGTCCGCCACGGCGTAACCGTCGGACACCGCCTTGCGCTCGGAAATGGCCCTGGTCGAACCCGGCTTTGGACCGGCGCCGTCGCCAATGTTGCGAACGACGGCCATCACTTCGCCCCGTGGTGATGGTGGTGATGGTGGTGAACCACTTTGGCGCCGCCGTGCTTCTTTTCGGCCTTTTCTTCCATTGCCCGGTGTTCGCCTTCGCGCTCGTGCGACTTGACGGTGCGCTCATGGGCCATGTGCTTCTTTTCGCCGGCCCGTTCATGAGCCTTGGCCTCACGCTTCGGCTCCTTCATGCGCTCGGGCGTGACGCGTTTGGCCTCGGCCCTCCGCTCGCCGGCCATCTTCTTTTCACCGCGTTCGCGTTCGTTGTAACCCTTGGAGCCGGCGTGTTCGCGCTCCCGGCGCGGAACGGGCAAGGAGTTTTCCTCCTTGGCCTTGCTGGCGCGCTCCTTGCCGCCAGTCGTTTTCGGGTGCAGCATGATTGTAATCTCCATTCCATGTCGCGCCTTCTCGGGATGATCCGGTCGCTCATGGCTTTCGTGGTTTTTGCCACGTTCCAACACGCGGTTGGCTTTCTGGTCTATCTTCGCCTCCTCGGAACGGCTTATGCGTCCGGCCTTCACGGCCTGCGAAGCGCGGGCCTTGGCATTGGCGGCATGACCACGGTCATTCACCGGATACGAGCGGTCAGGCCCGGCAAAATCCTTCGCCGGCAACTTGTTCCGCTTCCTGGTGGTGATGGTGGCCACAATCGCTCCGTCAGCATCATCGGAGGCCCTTGGCCATCGTCAGCGATACCAGCCGGGGCCGGATGCGTCAACGGCTCCTGTAGAACCGGCTTGTTCCCGCGCGGCCCCAGGGACGGATGAAGACCGAGGTCGGCCTGTCGAAATTCAGCAGGTCGGCCTGGAAGGCGACGGCGTGCTTGACGATGCGGTCGGCCGTCGCCTCATCCGCCGCCGCCACCCCCTCATCGTCCATCAGCCGGTCGGCCAGCATGTAGGACAGCCCCTCCAGCCACTCAATCGGAAAATCAATCGGATCGGTCGGCAATGAAACACTATTGACCTGGCGCACGACCGTCGCGTTCACCGTCTGGCCATAGGTCGGCAATGGCCAAAAATAGAGGTTGGTTTGCGTCGTCTGCTTGTCGATGCAGACCTGAACCGACTGGTTTGCCGTCTGCAATTTGTTCGGAAGCTGCATGTAGTCCAGATAGGGGACGACCCCCATTTCCCGCTCAAAAAGGTTCGGCGCCGGCGTCACTACCACGCGAGCTTCCTCCAGGCCCATGAGCTGCATGGGAGCGATGTAGGGTGAGCCTGGATAACCAACGCCCGTAGGGATTGTCCATGACACCTGAAGCTGACGATAGAGGCTCGGGCCATTGGCCTGAAGCGCCACGGCCATGGAATTGTAGCAGATGATAGCCTGCGTCATCTGGTCGGACGTGGGGGCTCCGCCAGCGGGCAGAACCCCAAGCCGGCGGTAGGCTCGGATCGCGAGCGCCAGCATGTTCATGTTGAATGTGTTGGCGAAGGTCATCAAAACCACCTTACATTTCCGGCCACCAAACTTCCACCTCCACCGGGCAGGTTGAACAGCAGAGGAACGCGAAAAGCGTTTTGCGCCGCCCCGTTGGGGTAAGTGGAAACGACGGTCGGATAGGTATTGCTGACCGCAACTTCGACATCCTGGCCCGCATACCAGAAACTTGCCGTCGTCTGACTAGGCACAGCGACCAACGCGGTGTTGGTCACGCCAACGGTGTTGACTGTTGCGCCGGTTCCGCTTGTGTAAAGCGCGATCCAATATCGGGTTCCTGAAACTCCGGTCCAGCCGGAAATGGTCGCCGTGGCCTCACCCGCGCCGGACGAGGCGAACGCCTCGGAAGTCGCGATCAGCGCACCAGGGTAGCCGCCAGCATCGGCAAACACGCCTGCGACTACATTGGAAACCGCGCCCAGAAACGGAACCGTGATTGAGACCACGGGGCCGGATGCGGTGCAGACGTACTGACTGGCTTCCAGGTAGGTCGGCCCGGTAATGGACTGAAAAGCCTGACCATAGCCGTTGGTGGCGAACGAGCCCCAGGACGACAGGCTGTTGCTGACGGGCCAGCCGGGCGTGAAGCCGCTCGGCGTGGCGTTCGGAAACGCCGATCCGCCGAAATTGGCCGTGACCGTCGTGGAAGCCGATCCCGCCATGACGACCGGATAGAGGCGCGTGGCGGCCGGGCATATCGCCGAAATGTCCACGCCGGCCGTCCCGGTCCCGGGGTTCGCGCCCGCGCCGCTGCCCTGGTAGGCGCCGGTATTGACCTGCGACCAGAGCCGGCTGACCCCAGTTTTAGAGATTTGGACGTAGAAAGTTACGGTGTCGCCCACCGTATAGGTGGCCCATGTCGGACCGTAGCCACCCTGATAATAGGTTACTCCCGATGACGTATAGCCGAACCCATTGTTGTCGCCTCCCAATACAACGTCCGCGCACCCCAGGCTGTTAATTACACCAAGGCTGATCGTTCCGTTGGTTGGACCCGCGACCACGGTAAATGAAAACTGAAGCAATCCGGACGTCGCTCCATCGACGGATTGCGTAAATTTCCATAGGTGCTCAATGGACCCCTGGAGCGCGCAGGTCAGATTTCCATTGCTGTATACATTGAACGCCGTGACGGCCTGGGCGTTCGCCGCGTCGCTGTCGAACACCGTCCATTCGTTCGCCATGATCAGCAGGCCTCCATGAACATGCCTCGCGCCACCGGATTCCGGCATTACCGACTTAAATTATCACGTTTGACTTCCCGCAAGGGTAAAAAATATCCCCGCCGCCGTGCTGTCCGCAGTTGCGGGCCCGTACACGGTCAATTTGTCGTTAATTGATATGGTCAAACCCGTCGAAGACGTCGTTGCAAACGTGTAAACGCCGGACGTGCTAACAGTGATCGTTCCAACTTGCGTTCCGTTCTGTTTTACTGGCATGACAAACGAAGACGTTGGATTTGTCACAATTCCACCAACAGAACCTGCAAAGTTTATCGGAAAAGTCGCATTTATTGGAAATGAAACAGCTCCGATTAGCTGGTTTGAAATTGGCGGAGACGTGCCTAAAAATTCAAATCCCAAATTAAATGAATTGGAATTTTGCGGAATTAAATCCGCTGTTTCAATATACATCGTCCCAACGCCAATGCGGTCAAGCACGAACGCATCGTCAGTCTGGGCTTGGGTCGCCTGCGTATATGAGCGGATTGTCGGCATCAGTCGTCACTGTCGCATGGCGGATCGGGCGGCGACGTGAACGGCACGGCGCCGGGGCTTGTTCCGGTTCCGGCAATGTACGGGACGCTTTTTGGATATACCGGCCCCGTTCGCAGTGTCACCGCGTCGGCGATCAGATTCACGGCCGGCGTCGATTTCGGAATCGGATCAACCGTGATCGGTTGCGGCGAAAACGCCCCGATTGGCGGTTCCTGACCGTTGGGGTAGCAAGGATACACCCCATCCGTCACGCCCATCGTACCGGTGAGGGCCACCAGATAGCTGTCGTCGTTGAGTCGATCGGGGTTGTCCTGCGGCGGCCTGGCGTCGGGAAAGGGTATGCCCTCGGGATAAACGTCGGGAGGGGACATCTGCGGCGGTCTGGGATCAAGGCAGGGCGCACAGACGATGAGCTTGTCCCATTCACTTTGAAGTCCGGTCCGTCGGACTCTATTTGAGCATCTATCGCAAATTCCCCAAGCGCCACCGCGATAAACGTCCCATCGGTAGCGGGTCTTAGAGCGGAGACTGGAGAAAGCAAGGGTCATGCCGCATCCTCGTTCGCCGCGAAATGGCGGTCAAGGTACTGGATGGCGGCGATCAGGCGGGCGCGGTCGTCGCCGGCCAAGCCGAGCATGGTATTGCAGGGCGAGCACAAAAGCGCCCTCACCGGACCATTGGACC